GTCCATTTTTGACCGTTTTGATAGCGCCTTTCATCCTTTTCATTTTGCCTATGTCAAGGAAGTTGCTACCAATGTCTGTGAATTTGTTTGCTATACTGCTTACTGTATTTCCAATCGTATTGCCCAACTTTTCGATGGCAGGCTTGGCATCTGTCAATGCACCGCTAAGGTTGGTTTTTAAATTTTTGAAATCTTTATCTATTGCCATTATGTGTCCTTACATTTATTTATTGACAAAATTAACTGCATATATTATACTGTGAGATAACTAATAGAAAGTATTGATGAAAAAAGTAAATTACCTTAATAATAAAGACCTTTTAGGTCAAATCCATAAGTCCAAAAGTTCATATTGCAGTTTTATAGACCCTAAATACTCAGACTACGACTTAATTGTCAAAGATATAGGCGGTATAAACATTAGAACTGTGGCGCAGGCTAAACGTAATAAAGCCAAAAAATTGACTCAAATAGATTACGAACAACGCAAAAAAGCCAATCCAAAAACTAAATTAAGCGAATGTGAAATAGACTATCGTAAGATACAAAAGGATGATTTGGTCTTTAGAGTGATGACATACGAACACGTACCGGAAGAACCAGGCAGAAAACGAAATCCAAGAACTGTGGCTGATACAAAAGAAAAAGTAAACTTCCCACCATTCCAACATTTCAAATATGATAGAAAAGGAAATTTAGTGTGTGTTGGTAAAAGTCATTGGGAAGGTGGATTGCACAACGGTAAATTTAATAAAGAGTCAGGACAAGCCACAAATGAATTGGCACGTATGTGGATGAAGTTGTGTGAAAGATATGCCACAAGAGGAAACGTAAGAGGTTACACATACAACGACGAAATGCAAGGACAAGCAATTTTACAATTGGCACAGATTGGTTTACAATTTGATGAATCTAAATCAAATAATCCATTTGCTTATTATACAGCGGCGGTTACAAATTCATTTGTAAGGATTATCAATATCGAAAAAAGAAATCAAAACATCAGAGATGATATTTTAGAAATGAATGACATGATGCCTAGTATGACTAGACAGAATCAAGACACGAATCCTAAAACAAAACCTAGCCAGAATAAATTTGCCAAAAAGAAGAAGAAGTAGTTGACACAACAGCATTTTTAGTTTATGCTGTAGACAAGTAGGAGAATTATTTTGTTCAAGAAATTAGCGGTTTTTACTGACATACACTTTGGCTTGAAATCCAACTCAAAGTTACACAACGACGATTGCGAAGAATTTGTAGACTGGTACATAGACCTTGCGAAACAGCATGGCTGTGAAACAGGAATGTTTTGCGGAGATTGGCATCACAATAGAAATAGTGTGAACATAACCACTATGGACGCATCTATAAGAAGTTTAGAAAAAATAGGAAAGGCGTTCGACAAATTTTATTTCTTTCCAGGCAATCACGATTTATATTACAAAGACAGCAGAGATATTCAGTCAACTGAATTCGGAAGATTTATTCCAGGCATCACAATGGTAAATGAAATTACAAAGATAGATGACGTGGTTATGGTTCCATGGTTAGTAGGCAATGAATGGAAAAAAGTTGGCAAGATGAAATGCAAATATATGTTCGGTCACTTCGAACTTCCTAACTTTTTTATGAACGCAATGGTTGAAATGCCAGACACTGGTGAACTAAAAGGCAGTGACTTTGTTGGACAAGAATATGTGTTCTCGGGACACTTCCACAAAAGACAAATTAAAAACAATATTCATTACTTGGGTAATCCATTTCCACACAACTACGCAGATGTAGATGACGATGATCGAGGAATGATGATACTAGAACATGGCAAAGAGCCTGTGTATTTCAATTGGGGCAACTGTCCCAAGTACAGAAACGTAAAATTAAGCACGTTGCTAGATAAGACAAAAGAAATAATGAAAAGCAAAATGCATTTAAGAGTTACATTAGATATAGACATTAGTTTTGAAGAGGCAAGTTTTATTAAAGAAACATTTATGAAAGAATATGGATGCAGAGAAATCACATTGATTCCAAACAAAAAAGACGAAGAAATCAATACTGACATAGACATAACAAAGTTTGAAAGTGTTGATCAGATAGTTTCTAAAGAAATTGAATCAATTGAATCAGACGCATATGATAAGAGTGTACTGCTGGGCATCTATAGAGATCTGAACAATGATACTAATTAAAACACTAACAGTTAAGAATTTTATGAGTGTGGGTAATCAGACCCAAGCCATAGACTTTCAAAAAAAATTATTGACATTGGTACTAGGTGAAAACTTGGACATGGGTGGTGACGATGCAGGATCACGTAATGGTACAGGTAAAACAACTATTTGTAATGCGTTATCCTATGCATTATATGGTGAAGCACTTACAAAAATACGTAAAGACAACCTAGTAAACAAGACCAACGCAAAAGGTATGTTGGTCACAATTACATTTGAAAAAGAAGGCAAGAAGTATAAAGTAGAACGTGGTAGAAAACCAAACGTGATGAAATACTTCATCGATGATCAAGAGCAAGAACTATCAGATGTAAGTCAAGGTGATTCAAGAAAGACACAAGAAGATTTAAACAAAATGATTGGTATGACTCCAAGGATGTTCAAACATCTTGTGGCACTGAACACTTACACACAGCCATTCTTAAGTTTACATCACACAGAACAACAAGACATCATTGAACAGTTGCTTGGAATACAATTACTATCTGAAAAAGCAGATATATTAAAAACAAAAATTAAAAGATCCAAAGAAGATATTGCTATGGAAACTGCAAGATTGGATGGATTAAAAATTAGTAATCAGAAAGTTGAAGAAACAATTCACAGTTTACAGAGCAAAAGCAGTGCATGGACAACACAAAACAAAGTTGACATAGAAAAATTACAAGAAAGTATTATAGAAATTGAAAGTTTGGACATAGACAACGAACTTGAATCGCATCAAAAATTGGAACAATGGAACAAATTAAATGATGAACTTGCACAATTAAACAAAGACAAAAGCAATTTGGAAGCAACAATAGTACAAGCGGACAAAACTGCCCAGAAACTGGACAAGGATTTAGAAAAATTACATCACGAAGCAACTTGTTATGCCTGCGGACAAGAACTTCCAAAAGAAAAAATTGAGGAAATGCAAAGAAAAATTGAGGAAGAATTTGGTGATGCAAACAGTTATGTGATGGATTTACAAGACAATATAGATAAGACAGATGCAAAAATAAACAAAATAGGTGATCTGGAACAAAGACCAACAACTTATTATGAAACAATCAAAGAAGCATATGAACATAGACAATATGTAGACACACTGAAAACAGCATTGAAAAACAAACAAGATGAATCCAATCCTTATTTGGATCAGATAGACGAACTACAAAAACAAGCAATACAAGAGGTGAACTATGACACAGTCAACACCATGCAAAAATTAAAAGAGCATGAAGAGTTCCTATACAAATTGCTTACAAACAAAGATTCCTTCATAAGGAAAAAGATAATTGATCAAAACCTGACCTTCTTGAACAACAGGTTAACACACTACTTGGATCAATTAGGACTTCCACACTTGGTCACTTTCCAAAATGATTTAAGTGTGGAAATCACTCAACTTGGTCAAAGTTTAGATTTTGACAATTTAAGTAGAGGTGAACGTAACAGATTGATATTGGGTATGAGTTTTGCATTCAGAGATGTATGGGAAAACTTGTATCAAAATATTAATCTGTTGTTCCTAGATGAATTGATAGACAGTGGTATGGATACAGCAGGTGTTGAAAGTGCCCTAGCGATATTGAAGAAAATGAGCAGGGAAAGAGGTAAAAATATATTCTTAATCAGTCATAAAGATGAATTGATTGGACGTGTGAACAATGTGTTACGTGTGGTCAAAGAAAACGGATTCACACAATACGCCAACGATGTGGAGACTTATGAGCATACCAGATGACACTCATGATAAACTGACCAAGGCGTACATGGCGTATTTCAAGGCAAACGAGCAGTTCGCGAAGAGGCGGAGCCTCGCTACCAAAGTAGCCGCCAGAAAGGCGCTCGCGGAAATTAGAATTTTGGCCCGTTCACGCAGGAAAGAATTGACTGACGAATATCAGACTGCCAAGATCCAAAAACAGCAAAACCAAAAATAGCACCCGGTAAGTAAGTTCATGCAGTGGACTTACAAGGGAAACACAATCACAGAACTGCCAGAAGACTGTGAAGGATTTGTGTATCTAATAACAAATACAACCAACGATAAGAAATACGTGGGTAAGAAACTGGCGAAATTCAAGAAGACACGTCCACCACTCAAGGGAAGAATAAACAAACGTAGAAGCAAAGTCGAAAGTGACTGGAGAGACTATTGGGGTTCCAATGATCATTTGGTTGCTGACGTCAAGGCACTAGGGGAAGACAAATTTACTAGGGAAATACTTTACATATGCATCAACAGAGGCACAATGAGTTACTTGGAAGCCAAGGAACAGTTTGACAGAAGAGTGCTGGAGACAGACGAATACTACAATGGCATAATAAACGTTCGCGTAGGCGGATCCAAAGTCCTAAAAGAAGAATTGAAAACACACAAGGCCACATAGCAACACCACTGATAGAGATATCCAGGAAATGCAGTCGATGAGACGTTAGGTGAATCCTGAGTTGCAAGTAGAGTGCTAACTGAAGGCACAAAAGAAGATGCTCTGTGAAAAAGATACAACATCAAGACTGCACACTTTGTTTGCAAAGGGTGATGCAGTTTCCCGTGACTATGAAGTCTGGAATAGGGAGTTGGCGGGTCACCGCTTCCGTAGAAAATTTCCTCTTGCAAAATGGCGGAGTCATCTCGCATGATGTTCATACTTTTCCCTAACGGGTGAAGTATGGATCAAGTATCTGCATGATGCAGGCACATAACTTCGTTATGTTGATTGCTTAATTGCGAAGCAGAACGACGCAGTCGTTCTTAAACATTAGGATCAAATGTCGCACAATCCAACCACAGAGTCTTATCAGGCGTACAACTGTTCGCACATTTCAACTTCGTGTGACTCCAGTTCCTAACTTCCAACTCCTTAAGGACAGCATCGCTGTAAACATATATCTCATCGGGATCCATCTTCAAAACCTGTTTGACCGCGTCCTTGTCAGGACGTGATTCATAAGTCTGCACATCATCCACGAATTGCACCTTGCCGAAATCTCTGGCGTACTTGTCTCCGTGGAGCCAAGTCAGTGTGCCAAGGTCCCTTCCCATGATACGCAGTTCCTCTGCCTTGTGTCTCCATTCGATGTTCTTGAATCCCAACTCCGCCAACCTATCGTAGGTCTTGGCGCCTACGGCGAGGAC